CCTTATATAAAACATCTATTTCTTTTACAGTTTGAGGTATGTTGTTTTTGAAGTTTTTAACCTTAACACTACTTATTGTATTTCTCATGGCAAGGTTAAAGCCATTTTTAGTATCATACTCGTACAAACCAGGTACAAAAGCTATTTCAGAAAATGGTGCATAAGTAGAATATTGATTGTTATTGTATTTATATCTATAAGAAAATCTTGGAAACTTTTTTTCAAAGTGGCCTATTACTTGCTCTGTAACTGCAGTATATTCACTAGTTATTGCTGTTGGATCTGTAAGACTTATATTAAAATCAAATTTATCAGCATTATTGGTGTTTTGTGGAGATATTGTAATATTATCACTGTTAGCAAGTGTTGCGTTTGTAGTACCAGTATTTGTAGTACAAAAAATAATTCCAAGACCTACTGTTTCTCCGCTAAGTAATGTTACGTCAGTATCACTTATAGTTTTAGTACCAGTTGCATTATTAAGATTATTTAGTGTATGTAAAATTTGAAGATCGTTTTTATATATAACTAATTGATAAAATATATTACTACCTAAAGTTACTGTCGCTATATCTATTTCAAAGCTTATATTATAAACGCCATTAGCTGTTATAGTAAAATCTCTAGGTGCATCTAATATATCAACTGCAGGTGCATGATTTACTGTGTAAACATCTAAATTTGTTATTTGATTTCCTAATTTAGGTCTATTTGGTCCTACTGTCTGTGTACTAGCAAAGGACATTTGACCTACTCGATTAACGTCTTCTACTAAATCAAGATCGTTATCTTTGTGTATTAATTCTGCAGTAAAAGTGTCTGGATTTGTACTTGTGTCTCTACTTAATATTTCTATTACAGCTTTACTTCCGTTTTCATTTGTTAATGTAACTTTTGAACCTGATATATTATTTACTGAGTCTCTAGCAATATATTTTAAGTTTGTTGATTCACTTGGTATACTAGTACCATCCAATTGAACAAATGTTATACTAGATATTGTGCTTCCAACGGATAAAGTAGATAAAGTTAATGCAGCACTATTACTTATTTTTGCTTTAATAGGTATTGAATCTAATTCATTAGTTCCATAACCTGATACTACAGTGTTGTTTAATACGCTATACTCAAGTGCTTGTAAAGGTGATTTCTTTATTACTGTTATTTTATCTTCTGATAAGTTTGTTGATTCAGTTGCAAAATCAACTGTTTGATTTTTCCAAAATGAAATATCAACTTCTTTAGGTTCATTTAAATTATCTGTAAAATATAAAACACCATCTAATATATTAGCACCTGTTATAAGGTTGTTTTTATTAAACTTTAAATTATTACTATTATCAACTAGAACTGGAGCGATTGTACCTCCCTCATCATACTCAGCTATAGCATCTCTTGAGTCTGATGTTATAAACCAATATATTTTATTATTTTCAGTATCTCTAACAGATCCTATACAAATTGGATTAGTCATAGAACCTATTGTACCTATTTTAGTATTACCTAAAACTTTTTGTAAAGCACCAACATCAGATCCTTCAGATGTAGCAACTTCCATATTTAAAGCATCTCTATATGCACCATTAGGAACTAGACGATCGTCTAAATCCTTCTCCATCTTACCTCTTATAAAGTTATTTGATATTTCCGGCATGTGTTAGTGTTTAATTTGCTTTGACTTATTTCTCATTACTTGAGTAAGTTCTTCAGCTTTTAAATTAGATAATCTAAGTTTTGCTTTTCTTGTTGCTGCAAATCTTTCTTTTCTAAATCTATTAACAATAAATTCTGGAATATTTGATTTGCTTGACAAAACAGCATAAGCTAAATATTTATACATAGCTTCTTCTGCAAATTTATGAATAAGCATTTCAGAGTCTGTACCTAAACCATCACTTATATATTTTAATGTTACTACTTTATTTACAATGTTAGAGCTAAAATGTATAAGTCCTCTTTGTTGGTCAATAAAAAATACACCATTAGATTGAGAATATTCAGGTATTATTCCGTATCTTTTTCCCTCAGAGTACATACTTAAATGTTCTGGGTCTATAGAGTCATTTGATTCATCAGCAGATGTGTTTGCAGATGAAAAACTATCCCAAGTTTCAGAATTAAATGCTCTTTGAATATTTCCATTATTATCAAATAAATACTTGTAATTTGAATCTTGAAGTAAAGCTGTTGGATTACTAGTATCTCTTGAAGGATATAATCTTCTTTCTAATCCACCAGAGTCTTTCCAGCTAATTTTAACATAATTAACATAGTCTTGAGGTAAAACCATTGTTAAAGTAGGTGGTATCTCTATTTCTTGAGACTTAGTAGATTTAAAAGTATCATAACTAAATTCTTGTATACCTCTTTGAGCATGAAAAGCTACATCTGCTTTTCTAACTCTACTTATTATTTTACCTTCACCAACATATGATACTATAAAGTTATTTATAAGATCTTCAATACTTATAAATTGATAATTACCATATTGTTCTGTATCAGATATTTCTCTAACTAATATCTTTAATGCATTTTTTGGTGCACCAGTTGATTCTTGAACTTCAGTATTTATATCTGTACTAGTAAACCTTAATTGATTAGTACCAGAAACTCCATAGTCATAATTGCTTGGAGTTATTAATATTTCATTTATAAATACTTCAAAATCAGTTTCTGCTGATGGTATTGTTGGAAAACTTGTATTTGTAAGAGTAAATATTGTAGTTGACCCATTACCAGTAAAAGTTTGAGACTGATTATAATAAGATTCTTGAGTGGTTGTTCCTAGTAGTCCCATTTATTATGCTTTTTCTTGTTGTAAATCTTTTATTTCTTCTTGAGATGATATTTGATACAAACCTGGATCTTTTATGATAATACCTATTAGTTGTAATATTTTTATCACTATGTTGGCTTCTTCAGAAGGATGAAGTTCAAAGTTTGTTGTTGTACTTGAATCATATGCACCAGTAGCAGTATTATATCCTAGCACTACTGTTGTGGGTTTTTTAACATAATCATGAGATAATAAACCCATTGTTAAAGTAGTTGGAAAAACTTCTATTTGTGTTGCTGATTTTCTAACATATACAGGTCTTTTTATGCTAGGAGTTGCTAAAGGTGAGAGTTGTATGTTTGTGAGTTCTTCTTTGCTAATAGGTTCTACTATATAATCAATACCACTAGCAGTATAATAAACATCACCTAACATATATGTTGATGTAGCAAGTGTCATTGTATTACCACTTGTAGCTGAAGGTGAACTTTTAAAATAATGAAAAGGAGATATTTTCTCCTTTATAAGATCTATAGCGTTTGAATATTCTTCGTACGTTTCTAATTTTCTATCAGCTTGATTTAAATCATAAAAGTATTGCTCAAAAATATCATTTTGAACTTGATTAGCTAATGAATTAAATTCAACAGGTGTTATATAACCTCTTTGTTCTTTATTAGCTATTACTTGTACTTTTTGATATACATCGTTAATATCTATTGCCATAATTTTTTGTTTTGTAGTAGTTAAGCCACCAAGTTGATGGCCTAACATCTACATGGAACTTAATCCTTTAATCGTTTTTCAATATTAGAGTATATTTCCATACCCTCATCTGTCTTGAAGAAAGCTGCTAATGCAGAATATGGATGTTCATCAAAAGGAACAGTCATAATTTTTCTTCCATTGCTAGCCCAAGTAAAATTCCTTTGGTCTTGAGATAACTTTATTATATTAGCTTCAGTTGCTTTTATACCAAAATTTCTTAATTGTACATTGTCATCAGAAACTAATTCTAAGAACAAATCTGGATTATTCTTAGCAAACAGTAACAAATCTCTTTTAAGTTCCTTAGAAGTCATCTCTGATACCTTAGAACCAATTTCTACACGCATAACAGCTTCAGCCATTTCTACGTCTAAACTTTTAGCGGCATTTAAAGCCTCTATTTCTAGCTCCATTACCTCAAGCTCATCAACAGCTTCTTTAACTTCATCTAGTTCATAATAAACTTTATTTTTTTTAGGATGATAAAGCGATAGTAACTTTTGAAGTGTCTGTTTGTTTTTTGGTACATAAAGAGAACCGTCTCTAAAAACTATATGCTCTAATCTAGCATCACCTTTAAATTCATCTACAAACGGTGTTTTTTGATTTGAAGTAAGTTTTAACTCTCTTTCGTAGCCTTTTTCTTCATCAAACCAATATATGTCAGATGATTTTAGCATATAAGCTACTGGTGATAAATTTTTTAATAAATAAGTTCTTGGTTTTATCTCCCAAGTATTTGTTTTAACTTTTTCTTTTGTTTTCATGATATAATATAATATAATAATTTAAAAATAAAGACTACCCCTAAATAGGGGTAATCTTTAGTATAATTGATTAGTTAAACATTACAAAGTTGTTAGCACCTTGTACTACTAAACATCTCTCTGAAAGGTAATGTACCTCCATAGCATCAAGATCCGAAGTGATGTTTCCACCGACAGATCCAGTAATCCAAGACTTCATTCTTCGATCATCAGTTTGTGATGCTCTGTATCGAACGTGAAGGAAAGGACGCTTAAGGTTTTTACCTAACTGCTCATCATAAACAGAAGAAACTCCAGCAGGAATTAATACACCTCTAATTTGAGTAGTATTACCAGTAGCATCAGGACTATCAGATGCAGCAGGAGTATCAACACTTCCTCGAGTCATTGAGTCATTTAGATATTTCCAATCAGACTTATAAAAATCATAAGATCCTCTACGGAAACCTGAAAAACCAAGATTCAAGGCCATATCCTCGCTATTACTAAATACTCCATAAGAAGTACCACCAGAACCATAAGAGTTCTGAGCTGCAAGCATATCATCAATATTTAGTGCTGTATCTCTGTTAACATAAAGCATGTTTTCTTCAATAGCACCTTGCTTATCTAGTTCTTTAAGTACTAGATCAAACTCAGCTAAATTAGCAGAAGCAGTAGAATCTAAACCATTAGAAAGAATACCTCTATCTTCGATAGCAGCAAAAAGTCCTTCAGAACCATCAGGTGCACTAGCGTGACCGCTGTCCTTCTTGACGGCTTCCATCATAGACATTTCTAAATAATCAGTAAACCTAGACTTTGTGTCACCTTCAGCCTTTAAATACCAAAGATAACCTGACTGTCCAGCTTCTCCAGTTACTTCAACCCATCCAATTTGAGAAGTATCAGAACCATTTACATGGTACTTATCTTTCAAAATAATAGGCTTGTTACTGAATGACTTAAACTGAGGGCTAATAGACTCTGATCTTCCTGAAGTACCTTTAGTAAATTCAGAACCATAAACAAAGATGTCAACATCTTCATTGTCAGTTGAAAAACCAGCGCCTGTTAAGTGAGCTGCTGTATAAGTAGCAACCGTAATAGCGTTAGCAGCTATTGTTGTTACATGAGCTTTAACAGTTATATCACTAACATTACCACTGATAACTACAGTATCTCCAACCCTAAGAGCATGACCTGTTGGTAAATTATCAATAGCTACAGATGAACTTGTGCCATTAATTTTACCAGCATACTTTAGGTGTAATCTACCTTGCTCAGACCAAATAACTTGATCAGAAGTCATTGGCTCTTCAGCTCCTACTTGAGCTAGGAATCCAGATATTGTCCTTTTTCCATAAGCTTCTGCTTCTTGTTCAATTAGATCTGGTAGGTATTGTTGTGACCAGTTTGCTTGTCCAGCTGTAGCAAAATCTAAATAGTTAGATGCTATAGCTACTTTATTAGGTGCGGGAACTCCATTATTTCCCGATTGCGTAATTGCCATAATTTTTAATTTTAATTTTTACTTTTTTAATTTAAACTTAAAAGTTGGAGAAGTATCATCATTTAACAATCTTACTTTAACTTGGCCATCATCAACAAGTCCTTCGTGACCTTGTCTCGCGTCCATGTCAATGTTTTTAGAATTTGCAATACTATTTTTTATTGCATCTGCCTTACCTTGTTCGTAAAAATGGTTTGCGATAGCATCTGGATTCATTGCTGTAAATAAAGATTTATGATAACCTCTAGCATCTGACATTTCATTATTTTTATTTAGAAACTTTCTAACAAAATTATTAATGTCACTTTGAGTATCTTTTACTTTATCAACATTTTTAACGTTAAACCTATATCTCTTATCACCGACCTTATATTCAAAACCTTTGAATTGATCAGAAAAAACTTCATTAGTTTTATTTTGAAATGTAAGTTTTTGCCTTTCAGCTATCTTGTTGTTACTCTCTGACTCTTTATTGTAACGGTTGAAAAAATCCATAGCTTTTTGTTGTTCAGGCGTTAGCTTAGAACCAGCTTTGATTTCTTCATAATATTTAGACTTTTGCCCGTCTAAATGGGCTCTAGCGTTGGCAACTTGCTCTTTAAACGCTAGTTTTTTTCTTTTAACCTCTCTTTCATCATCAACTTCTTCATCATAAAGAAAAGTATCTTCAATTAAAAAATTTATTTCATCACTTGATAAGTGAGGTTTTGTTTGTTTATAGTAATCTAGTAATAATGAATTATCATCTAGCTTACTGTAATCTTGATTTAGTCTAACATAATCTTCTAGACTTCCTCCAGTATCGTTCATAAAGTCAACTACCTTTTGTATGTTTTCAGGTAGCTCAACTCCTTTTTCTTGTTGTTCTTCTACAGCTTCTTTAACTTCCTCAGTTAGTTCTTCTGTTTTTTCTTGAACTTCTTCTTCAGTTATTTCCTCGAGAACGCTCTCTTGCTCATTTTTGGAAACTTGTTCTTTATCTTCTTCGCTATTTTTGCTTTGGGTGTCTTTTTCTCCCACTGCTTCGCTAGTTGTGGATTCGTTGCCCACAGATAATTCCTCTGTTTCTGACTCTTGAACGGCATCTTGCTTTTCTTGTTTTTCTTCTTCTTTAGTAATCACCTCTTCTTTAGTTTTATTAAACTCTCTGAGGTCAACCTTTTTAACTTCATCAGTATTTTTTTTAAAACTAGGTTTTTTAATTCTAATTTTATTGTCTTCTACTGTTGATTCTTGTTTTGTTTCTTCTACTTGTTGTTCTTGTTTTTTCTTAGCCATGATATAATATAATATAAAAATTTAAAAAAATAATTACCTAGGCTCAAATGAACCTAAGCCAATGCCACCTTGTATTACATCATTACCCGATGATTCAAAGTTCTTTGGTGACGTTTGGTTTTTTCTTTGATCAATTAATTCAGACTGTTGGGTTGCTTGTATTTTAGTTCTGTTATCCTTTCTGTCTTCCTTAACTGTATCTTTTGATTTTTGAGCTTCAACTTCCATTTGCTTTAATTGCATATTTATTTGAAACTCTAGTTGCATAAGTTCTTTTTTAGAAGCTACTTCTTGCTGAAGCTTTTGTTGTTCTATTTGACCTTTTAACTTTTCAAGCTCACTATTTATTTGAATTAATGATTGTTGCTTTTGTACTTCAGCTTGTGCGGCAACTTGCTGTGCTTGTGCATTTGCCTCTGCTTGAGCTTGTATATTTTGCTGTGCTATTTGCTGATCTCTTTGTTGTTTCTTTTTTCTTCTTATTTTAAGTAATTGATTAGCAAGTTTTATGTTTTTTATTTCTCTAAGATCAATGGCATCTTCAATATCTATACCTTTTTGAGCTACAGCAGCTTGTATATTATTTTCAAGTATTTGTTTTTCTTCTTCATCAGGTGATAATTCTATGAATATTCCAAAATCATGCAAATGCAAATTAGACATTTCATCTAAAGTAGCAACATTATGAACTCCAATACTTTGTATAAAAGCATCTCTTGTTGGAGAATATTCTATTATATCAGATACTCTCAAAGATATACACTCAGCAAGTTGATTTGTTAAAAATAAACCTGACTGTAATATATGTCTTGTAGCTGTATTTGAGTTGGCTGCCGCAAGTTTTTGAACACCTACTAAAGCATCTTTTGAAGGTGTACTACCATCTCTAGCCTCGTTTAAACCAGTTACATCTCTTATCATTTGTAAATAATAATTATAAGTGGTTATTAAGCTTTGCATTTTAGCTCCACCATTACTACTTGCTATTTCTTGTATAGGTACTTTACCTCTGTTTAAATCACCATCTGATGTTAATGATCTACCTATAATACTACCAGTTTGAAAGAACATGTTAAGAGCTTCCTGTGGATTATAGTTTGTTCCATTACCAAGATCAACTTCTGCTATTCCATCAGCGTCAAGATAAACACCATCAGGTATTAATCTAGACATTACTTGCTGTAGCTTTAAATGAGTTAGCTGAATCATATCGGCAAATCCAGTTATTCTACTAACTAAAGATTCAATTCTACCGTTATACATTCTTGGAGCTACAATACCATAATTCATTTTTACTTTAGTATTATCACTTTTTGGCCTCATCATATTTTTAGCCATACCCCATTTTAAAAGTTTTTTAGTTCCTATAACTAAAACTCCCTCATACAATACTTCAAGAGATCTTGAAACTTTTTCAAAATTTTCATCTAACACCTCAACAGGAGGATTAAACGTGTCATCTTTTACTATAACTTTACTAGCACCAGATCCAGTTGTTTTGACTTTATAAACCTCATTCATATATGTTTTATAATTAAAATATAAAACCTCTATTTGGTTAACATCTAAGTCACGACTGTTATTATGTATTCTACTATATCCTTTTTTGTTATTATGTGGTTGTTGAGATATTTCTTTTAAATCTTCATCTGTTAAGTTTGGAAACTCTTTTTTTAATTCATTTATTGGTATACACTTAACCTCACCTACATAATAAACATCTTCAAAATAAGGAGAATCAGTATAAGAGTAAACTAAATTAGCAGGATCAACATATTCTACTTTAACTCCTTCTGATTTAGAAAACGTATTTTTAACAGCACCTATACCTAAAACAGTTAAATCATAATTAACTCTTTTTTTAATTAATTCATATTTATTAGTTTCTAATATTGTATTTATTGCTTGTTCCTCAGCTAACTCAACAGCTTGCTTATATGTTAGCTGCATGTGTAAGTCTAGCTCTTCTTTTGAATCTGGTAGTTCTTCTTCGTTAAAGTTAGATATATTTATTCCAAAACTTTCTTGTACAAAAGCATCTAACTCTTTTGTTCTCATATCTGTAAGTATATCTTCCATATACTTAGTCCTTTTACTAACTCCAAATGGATCTTGTGAGTAAGCTTTTATATCAAAAGTTCTTTCAGATATACCATTAACAACTATATCAACAAACTTAGGTATAATAGGTACTGGCTTCCAGTCTAAATTAAGATAAGATAAATCACCATTTATTGATAATTCATCTTTGTATTTTTGTATAGACTGCTCGCCTCTAGCATATAATCTTAATCTATGAAAATCTATTTCATTACTTCTATATCTATTAGAACCAGAGTCTTTATCAAACCATTCGCTCTCAATAGCTTTACCAACCTTTAGTCCATACTCTAGGCTCATTTTTTCAAGATCACTAGCTATTTGGCTAGGAAAATAACTTTTTGTAACTGATTCAGCCATATTTCTATTTTATTATTTTTGAAAAGTTTCCTTGATTTTCATATCTTGAGAAACTAATATTTACTTTTTTTATTTCTTTTTTTACATTTGGTGAATATAAATTTCTATTACAAGCCATAACTGCTAAACCAGAACTTATTGCAGCATCAAACTTTGTTCTATTATTTAAATCAAATTTAGACCAATCATTTAATGTTCTATTAAAATACATACTACCATAATTACCATTAGTTTTTAAACCAACATGTTCTTGTATATACATTTCAATAGCAGCTGCGTGAGCTTGTCTAATGTCTTCACTAGAGTTGGGTATACCACCAATCTCTTTTTCTGCTGAAGATAGTTTATTCCAACTTCTATCAGGTCTATTCATAGAATAACCTCTATAACCTCTACGCCTTAAATAGTATAAAAGTCTAGGTTTATTATTCTCTGCTAGTATTGGCATACCATAA